ACAGTTTCCGGTTGAAAACCACGTTGAATAAAAGCCGAAATTGGTAAACGATAAAAGATTGCACCATTTTCCATAATTGCATGAAATAAAATAGCCCTACCTTCAAGAGCCGACATACCAAAAATAACACAGTCTTCAACTTCTCCATGGTGTTTTTTACAATCATATAAATATTCTCTCCTTATTTGTGCGTATGTTGCAGGTATATTTGCATTTAAGTAAGCCATGCTTTCATACTATCATCAAAGTCTCTATAGTCTATAGTAATTTCGTCACCTATTTTGATATTTTTTAACGCAATACCATTATCATCTACACTGGGGTCTGTGCTGTGATTTAAATATTTTTCATTATCAATTCCCATTACAAACATTTTAGATCCTAATTCTCTTTCGTAAGAATGTGTATCTATAAATTTTGCAAGAGCTAGTGGCATGCGAGGTAGGTTTTCACTATTAAACTCTATTTCAAATTCTGGTCTCACCTCTTTTATTTTTTCACCTTTCTTTGCATTTTCTTTAGCAAATACTCCAACTCCTTGTATATTACTTTTATCTAAGTAAGTGTCTATTAATAACATTATTTTATCGTACCCCAATTAGGTCCAGATTCATAGTCCACTTTGTTGGGCACCTCTAGTTCAACTGCAGACTCCATAATTTCTTTTATTTTTTCTGCATTATTATTAACTGATATATCAAGTTCATCATGCACTTGTATATGTGGTATGATACCTTCTTTGTATAAATCTACCATAGCTTTCTTTGTCATGTCAGCAGCTGATCCTTGTATTAATTTATTTAAAGCTTTGTATGTGTAAGCCCGCTTGATGCCTGGTCCGTATTCCTGGCGAGCTTGGTCAAATGGAAGAGCTTTATGTATACCAAATTGATTTGGTTCCCATAAATGAAACCTACATAGTCTACCTAATAATGTTCTTATTTGTCCTCTTTGTTGTGCTCTGTTTGATACAGAATTCATTAATGATTTTACAAACGGAACTCTGTTATGATAAATAGAAAATAATTCTTCTGCTTTTTGTTTTGATACTCCTAACTCTGCCTGCAGTTTTGCTTTTCCCATACCATAAAATAATCCAAGATTAATTGTTTTTGCTTGCGATCTTGGTATATCGGCCATTTTTGCAACGATGGTATGAAAGTCAGCATTATCATCCAGATAGGAGTCTTTAACATTAAAGACGCTTGTGTCTTGATCAAGGGATGCATAGTGAACTACTAATCTTGGTTCTTGTTGACTGTAGTCAAAGCATCCCCACTCGCAACCAGGTTCAGGTACAAATAGGGATCGTATTAATGGACCTAAATCTTTGTTGCGAGCAGGAATTTGTTGTAGGTTTGGATTCGAATAAGAAAATCTTCCTGTTACTGTTCCTCCTGTATCAGATCTAATTTGATTTATGTCTGCGTGAATCCTACCATTATGTTCATGTTTTAATATTGTATCAATAAATGTAGTATGTGCCTTGTTTATTTCTCTTGCTTTTGCTATACATTTAACCAAAGGATGTTCATGTGTTGACAGAAAGTTTTTGGTAAAAGATGGAGAATTTGTTTTTTCGGTTCGCTCATAAGGTAGGTGAAGGTGTTGAAAAACTTTCTCAATACTGCGTGCTGCCCATATTTGAACGTCTACTTGTGTTTCTTTTTTTATCGTTTGTAATAATTCTTTTTCTTCTGCAGCTAATTGTTTCTTTAATTTTTGAGCAGCTTGAACATCTACTCTTACTCCTAAAAACCTCATATCAACGAGGCAAGGAAAAAGTTCAGTCTCTAAATCAAAAATAGCCCCTAGATCCTGGTCACTTAATTCTTTTTGCATGACTCGCCACAAAGCTAATGTAAGTTCTGCATCACGTTCTGCATAATTACCAACATACATTGCAGGTAACTTCCACATATCAGCTTTTGGGTCTACACCCCATTCTTTTGCAGCATTAACTAATTCAGTTTCATTTTTACCTTGACCACAATAATCCCATCCTAATGATCCAAGGTCATATCTAAATCTATTTTCATTTACTAATGACGCCGCAATCATTGTATCATAAATATTACCATTTATTTTTATACCCATAGAACGAATCCAACACACATCATACATCGCGTTGTGAAAAATTTTATCTGCTTGAGATTGACAGACATCTCTAAACCATTGTAATACCTTATCTTTTTCTAAGTTACCTCCACCTTCATGATCAAATGGAAAGTAACCAGAATAACCATCCACGGCCACTGCTACACCCACAACCTTACCTCTACCTATAATAGAACCAGTGCCCATAGTTTTTAACTTTGGGTCATGTGTTTCTAAGTCAATCGATATTGTGTCTGCTTGTCTTAAATCTGGAAACTCTGTAGGTTTTACCCACTCTGTCTGTGCTTTAAAAATCATTTATAATCTCTTTCAATAATCATTTCTATAAAATGTATAGCTTTCAAAAGATCTTCCTTACCATTTTTATCTTGATGTCTTATTATATATTTTATAGCACAACCTTCAGGATATAGCAATTTATTCTCCACTACAAACTTACTAGGTTGAATTTTATATTTTTGGTAGTGACTCCCGCCATGCTGCTTGTTCCAAACTTTACTCATAGTTTAAACTCCTTTGATTTGTTTTGTGATTTTATTAAATATAAATTTTTCATAGTCCTTGTTATACCAACATACCAAACTCTATATTCTTCATCTTGTTTAGCCGCTGATTTTTTTGCTCCTTTTATTGTGTTAGCTGTTTCATTTAAAAACAAAACAACATTAGTTGCTTCGCCACCTTTTGCTCCATGTATTGTAGATATTTTTATTCTTGCATCTTTAGTTGGATCTTCATTATTTAACAATAATAATCTCATATATGTTATCTGACTATCTGTTAATTTATTAAATGCATCGTACCATTGCAAAGATAAATTCATGTTACCTTTTATTCTTTCTTTAATTTTTTGTACTTGTATGTCTGGAAGTTCTATTTTTTTCTGTAATTTCGACCAGTATTTTATATCTTCATATAAACTTTTACCAATACTATTTCCTTGTGCAGATTCAAAAAACAAACCTTTCTTTTTTAAATATGTTGGCACAGATTTTAATAATGATTTTGTTCTTGTAAGTATTAACCAATCTCCTGTAGACATATCTATGTCAGATAATTTATATCTTTCAAAAATTTCACCTGTTTCAGATTTTGGAAAATATTCTTTGTCAATCCTATTTTCTTCTATTCTATCAATGACATTTAATGCAATTTGTTGTATAGTATTCGGCACTCTTTCTGACTGTTTTAATTGTATTTCCTCTGCTTCATAATTTATAAAAGAATCTACATCAGCACCAGCCCAACCAAATATTGCTTGATCATCATCACCCGCCACCCATACATCACAATTTGTATCTTTTTCTATCTTGTTTATCATGGACCACTGTATTAAGGACAGGTCTTGTGCCTCATCCACAAATATAACATCAAAGTCTGGGGTAACGTTTTGATCTAAAAATTTTTGTATCATGTCGGTAAAATCAATTAAACCATACACATCTTTGTAACTTCTAATTTCTTTTTCTATAGCATCTAATTTATCACGCTCTATTTTTGATAGATGTTCATTAAGATCTAATTGATCCAACGCAGATATTTGTTTTACTCTTGCTAAATTAATTAATCCTAAATATTCACTGTCGGATGAAAATATACCATTCCAATTATTTGTTTCGTAGGATGCATATTTAATTTGTATACCACAGGTTTCACCAATAACTTTATAGTTTAAATCTTGCATAACGTTTTCTTCTTTTAGTCCCAATGTATTAAAAGCCAAAGAGTGTAGCGTTTGAAAATATTTTATTTCTTTTTTTGTAAGTTCAATTTTAACTTTTAAAAATCTATCTCTTGCCTCACCAGCTGCTTTACGTGTAAAGGCAAAATATCCTATCTTTTTTAATTGCACACCCTTATCAACATATCTTTGTACTTCGTTTAATAATCTTCTTGTTTTACCTGTGCCTGGTGGGCCCACTACTTTATATCTCATTAATAATTACTCTCTTTTCTTTCCACTGGTTTGTATTCTATCTTATCTATGTGTAATTGTTTTACCCTACAAACTTTCATTGTTTTACCATCAACATTTAAAGAGTGATTAAACTCTACATCACACTTGTCTTTTAATTTCTGTGCTATTCTTTCTTCTGGTATTTTCCAACTTGCACCTAAATGATCAATAAAAGAATTAAATTTAAAATAATGAAAGCCATCCTCTGTTAAACAAGACCCACTGTTAATTTGTATTCTAGTTTTTGCTCTTGGCCCATTAACACAATATTGATATAACTCTTCGTTTAATCTATCTTCTATTTGTGTTCCTGCAGGAGGAGTTATCTTAACTGAGTTTTTTCTAAACTCTGTAAGTTTTGCTCTAAAATCTTTTGGTTTTAATGGTTCGTGATAGATACCAGTTTGCTCCCATATCAAATCTAATAGTTCTGTTTGTTTAGTTATCATTCTTCTGTTGTTTGCTATAACGCCAGCTTTAGTGCCATCCGGTAATGCTACGTTAAATCTCC